TGTACAAGATAGTACAAATGCAGAATCATTACTTATGAGAGACCTTACTGAAGCAATTCAATCAAAATTAGAAGCAACTATCTTTGATGATACTGTTGCTGGTGACGGACCTGCTGGATTATTCTATGGTGCATCATACACGAACTGTGGTACAGCAACTTTTGCAAGAGTAGTTGCATTAGAAGGTGCACTTGCAACAAGCAACGCATTAATTAATAATCTTGCATATATTACTCACCCTAATATGGTAAGTGTTCTTAAAACAACTGCAAAAAGTACTGGTAATAGTGGATTCCTTATGGATAGTAATAAAGAAGCAAATGGATATAAGGTATTTGCAACAAGTCATATGACAAAATTAGGTGCAACAGGTCAAACTGGAACAACTCACAGTGGTGTTATTTTCGCAAACTGGGCAGATTTACTAATTGGTAACTGGGGTAACCTTGATATCACAGTTGACCCTTATACACAAGCAGCTAAAGGTACAGTAAGACTGGTAGTTAATAGCTACTGGGATGTTGCAAGACGTAGAGACGCAAGTTTCAAGTACGCAAGTTATGATGACACTCCTTAATCACTTCAATAGATTTAAAAAAGCACTACGTTCTGTGGTGCTTTTTTTTTATGCTCGTATTTATTAGAAATAAAGTCATATGAATATAGCAGAACTTAAAAGACAATTAAATATTGAATCAGATTTTACTGATGATGATATATTACTTCAACACTATCTCAACGTAGCTGAAGAATCAACATTAAATTATCTGAACTTATATACGGGTTCAACATCAGGTGTTACGGGTAGCACTCGTCCTGTTAGTATTGACCAAGCAGTATTGTTACTAGCATCACATTTTTATGTTACGAGACAATTAGTATCATATGGACAAGCGTATAAAATTCCATATACTATGGAATATTTACTTAATGCATATAAAGAATTTACAATTACATAATATGGTTATAGGAGATATGAGACATAAGATAACAGTGAAGAGACTTACAACTACACGAGACCCAAATAACGGTTCTATTGTTGAGACGTGGGGTGATGAGTATATACTTAAAGCTAAGAGGTTAAAAGGTAATGGTACTAAAACTATTGAGAATAATGAGATATTTAATACCCAAACTAAGACATTCGTTACACATTATCGTGATGTAACTGAAAAAGATAGAATATATTATGATGATGATTGGTATAAAATAATGTTACTTGGTGAAATTGGATACCGAGATGGACTTGAGATAGTAGTAGAAAAAATTAATGAGTAATGAGTAAGTTAATGTTAGATGTAATAAATGATAAGAAGTTACTTAAATTATTTAATGAACTCCAACCAAAGGTACAGAGTACTATTATAGCTGGTGGATTTAGACGAGCAGGTAAAATTATATTAGACGAAGCTAAGATAAATTTTAAAGCCAGTAAGAAAAATAAGAGTAAAACTGAGTATGCTGGAGCAAATAGTATGTTCAAAGTTAAAAAATTACGTAGACCGAGAATTGGTGCTGTAGTTGGTATAGGAGGAGAAAAGGGTTACAAATATAGATTTCAAAATGATGGAACAGATGATAGAGAATATAGAAGTAAATCAGGAGCAATACATAGAACGGGAAGAATCAATAAGACTAGTTTTTTTACTGATGCTGTGGAGACAAAAGCAAAGACAGCAATGGATGCGGTCAATGATTCCATTAAGACCTCAATGGAAGCAACAGTGAAAAGATATAATAAATAATGCCAAAAATTGAGTTAAGATTTAATACGAAAAAAAGAAAATATGTGAAAAAGTCCAATAATCTTATTCATAGAGATGTTTATAACACAGGGACTTGGAGAAAATTAAGACAATATTATTTATCATATAATCCTCTCTGTGAAGATTGTGAAAAGAATGGAAAATTATCATTAGCTATTGATGTTCATCATAAGACACCAATATCAGATGGTGATAATATTAATGAGAGAAAGGTATTAGGATTTAATATAAATAACTTAAAGGCATTATGTAAAGAATGTCATAAAAAATATAAAAGATGATTACATTTAATAACGCCATATATACACTTTTAAGTGCGGATACAGGTCTTACTGCATTAGTTGGTACAAAGATATACCCACTTGTATTACCGCAGGAGACGGCTTTACCTGCTGTCGTAATAGATAGAAGCAGTAGTGCTGTATATAGTAAGGATGGTAGTTATGGATTTATTAATACAGTTAACATAGCAATACTATCAACAACATATAATGAATCAGTTGAGATTGCCGAACAGGTAGATAGTATATTAAATTTTTATAAAGGAACGGTTTCAACGATTAATATAATAGAAAGTAAGATAGTTGATGTTAGTGAGAATTATCAGGAAGAAGCATATGTACAGAAATTAGTGTATGAAATGAAAAACTATTAAAAAAATAGCGTATTTATATGAAATAAGAATAAGTAAATCAAAAACTCAAAATAATGGTAAATGAAAATCAAATAATTTATGGTGGTACAGCAATGATATTCATCAGTAGCGGTACAACTAATGTAAACCTTCAACCAGCAGCTTTTTCTACAAGTGCATCATTAACTGTTAATCTTAGTACTCGTGAGCAATCGAGCAAAGACAGTGGTGATTGGACAGACCACGCAGGAACAAAATTCGACTGGGATATGTCAACAGATACATTAATGAACTTAAGTGGTGTTACTGGTGATACATTAAGTACAAAAAATATTTATGAAAAATTTATTACAAAATGTAAAGTATATGTGAGTTACGCAAGCGCAACTGGAACTTCACCATCGTGGACTTGTAATAATTCAAATGTGAACTTCACAGGACAGGCAATTATAACTTCTATGAGTTTTAACGCACCTGAAGTAGAAGATTCTTCAGCAACAATAGCACTTAAAGGAACAGGTACATTAAGTGTAGCAAATTAATTGGATTTGTGTTTATAAAAGGGCGGTGATTATAGAATCACCGCCCTTTTTGTTTAATAATATATCGAACGTATTTATAATAAATATTTTTATGGTAAAAACAATTAGAATCAAAAACAAAAACTTCGAATTAAGAGACAGTAATAGGTCACTATTAAAATTCGAAGAAATGACCAATAAAAGTGTGATGGATATTGATGCAAATTACACAGACATATTAAATTTATTTTATTGTGTATTATATGGTGCAAATAAAAATAAATTTAAGTATGAATTTGAAGACTTTTTAGATATACTGGATGAGGATGATACACTTATTGATAAGTTTACTAACTATTTAGATGAAAAGAATTTAAATACTAAAACACCAATAGAAAAAAAAAAGATGGAAAGTGTCTCACAATAAAAGAAATTTATAAAGTAGTTGTTGGAGATATGCAAATAGATCCCAATTATTTTTTAGATGAGATGTTAGATATTGAAATTGATGCAATACTTGAGGTAAGTTACGATAAATTTAAAAAACAATGGGAACAGACACGCTGGCTTGGTTATGTAACAGCAGGGTCTATGACAGGTGCATATAAAAAACCAGAGGATTTATTAAAATTCGTTTGGGATAAGAAAGTGGAAGAAAAAATATATACACAAGAGGAACTTGTGAATGAACAAAATAATTTAATAAATATATTTAAAAATAATGGGAAAATTTAGTCTATTAACAACATTAACTCTGAATGCAAGTGGATACAATAAAGGTATCAACCAAGCTAAACAAAAAACAGAGGATTTAAAGAAAACAACACAAAGGATTAGTGGGGTTATAAAAAAAGCTATGAGTTTTGCGGGGATTGGACTTGGTATAGCTGCTGTAATGAAAGGTGTTAAGGAAAGTATTAATAGTGTTCAAAGTTCTGGTGATGCGTTCCATAATACAATGGCAGCAGCAAAGGAAGCAACTAATGCATTGTTCCAATCAATTGCTACATTAACATTTGGTGACCTTATATCTAATATGGAGAACGCTGCTGAAGCTGGGCGAATATATGCAGAAGCACTCGATGACATAGGTGATAGACAGCGAAGTGTTGGTATTCATAGTAAAAAGGCTAAACTTGAAATTAAAAAATTAGAAGCACAATTAACAAATCTGAACTTAACAACAAAAGAACGTCAAGCCGTTGTTGATGAGGTAAATAGATTAACACTTGAACAATTTAAAAAAGAAGAGAATTTAGCAAAGCAACGATTAGATGCTGAAAA